GGGTATTCAGGCGGCTGAGTCGGACAGTGAGCGGAATAAATTATGGGCTTGGTACGGTGCGGATTTTTTCACGCGCCGTAAGAACAAGGACACGCCTATCATCCTGATAGGAACGCGCTGGCATTTGGGTGACCACATGGGTCGCTTGGATCAGGGCGAGCGGGATGGTGAGGGTGAGAAGTGGGAGCGGGTGATTTTGCCCGCACTGGCGGTGGATAACGACATTCTGGGGCGAGAGCCCGGGGATGCACTGTGGCCGGAGCAGTTCCCGAAAGAGGAACTCGAAAAGATCCGCCGCCAGCCTTCCACGACGAGCCGTATCTGGTCGTCGCTGTATCAGCAGAATCCGGTTGTGGATGCTGGTGGTATCATCGATCAGACGTGGTTTAAGTGGTGGCGCTCCCCGGATCCGCCGGAAGTCAAGTACGTTATACAGGCGTGGGATACGGCGCTGACGGCGAATAAGACATCGGCGTTTAGCGCGTCCACGACGTGGGGCGTGTTTGACGATGAGAATGATATACCGAATCTGATCCTGTTGTCGGTGTGGCGCGACCGTGCGGAGTGGCCTATACTGAGGCGCATGGTGCAGCGCATGGCGATTGATTACCGTGACGATAACTATCGCGTGCCGATTAAGGTATCGAAGAACAGGCAGCCGGATACAGTGCTGGTGGAAGCGAAGGCGAACGGCCAGATGCTGATACAGGATTTAGGCAGAGCGGGGATTGTTGCAACGCCATTTAATCCTGATAAGTTTGGTGATAAGATAGCGCGTGTTCGGTTAGTGACTGACTTGATAGAAAATGGTAGAGTGTGGCTACCGGCGATGAAGCCGTCATATGATGAGCTTAGGCCGTGGGCGCGTGACTTTATGGAACAGTGCGTACAGTTTCCTGCAGCTGATTCGAGAGACTGGGTTGACACGATGACAATGGCGTTTTTACGTATTAAACAGTCAGGATGGGTACACAATACGGATAACCCATATGAAGAGGTTTATGACGTACCGCTTGAACGCGCTTCATTTTATTGATAGGAGGCATAATGGCCCGTAAACCGATGACTATCGAAGATACACTGCGTCCTCAGTTCGAGGGCATTGGCGGTGTTGACGTTGACATGCCTGAGGGCGATGCAGAATACGAAATTGAAATGGACGGCCCTGAGATGGTCGATGGCGCTGAGATCACCGAAATGGATGATGGCGGCGTTGAGATTGATTTTGATCCAGAGATGGATGTTGAAGAAGAGAGTCGGCACGATTCGAACCTAGCGCTGTACATGGACGATATGGCTTTGAACGGTGTTGGCGAGATGCTGCTCAGTGGCGTTGAGGAAGATCGTCAGTCACGCGCTGAGTGGGAAACCACGATGTCTGAGGGCATCAAGCTGATGGGTCTGAAGATCGAAGACCGCCAGACGCCGTTTAAGGGCGCATGCGGTGTTTACGATCCACTCTTGGCAGAAGCTGTGGTACGTTGGCAGGCTGTGGCCTGTGGTGAGCTGCTGCCGGCGGCTGGCCCTGTGAAGACGCAGGTCATTGGCGTTGCGAACGAGCAGCTGGATGCGCAGGCGGCGCGGGTTAAGGATTTCATGAACCTTTACCTTACGGAATTGGCGCCTGAGTTCTACGAAGAGTTCGACCAGATGCTGTTCTGGCTGGCGCTGGTGGGTTCGACGTTCAAGAAAGTATATCAGGATCGGATGCTGGGACGCCCGGTAAGTCGTTTTGTTTTGCCGGATAACTTTATTGCTGCGTATGGCACGACGGATTTAGAGACAAGCCCGCGTTATTGCCACATTACGTCAATGACGCGCAGGAACTTCCGTTTAGCGCAGCTGGCTGGTGTGTATCGCGACATCAAGGTCGGTGATCCGCAGCCGGATGATACGGATCAGACACCGATACAGGCGCAGGTTGACGGCGTTCAGGGCGTTGAGCCGGGCGCTGAAGGCACAGAAGAGTACAAGATCTATGAGGTTTATGCAGACCTGAATCTCGAAGGCTATGAGAATGAGGATGGTATTCCTCTGCCGTATATCGTGACGATTGAAGAGGGTAGCCGTAAGGTTCTGTCGATCTATCGGAACTATGAGGAAGACGATCCCACGTTCCAGCGTGAGAGTTCGTTCGTCCACTATAAGCTCATGCCCGGCGTTGGCTTCTACGGCCTTGGCTATGCGCACTTGCTGGGCAACTCGGCTAAGACGGCGACATCGATCCGCCGCCAGCTGATTGACGCTGCGACGTTGAATAACTTCCCCGGCGGCTTGCGCGTTAAGGGCATGCGTCTCGACGATAACAACATTGGGATTGGCCCGACTGAGTTCCGTGAAATTGACACGGGCGGGATGCCGATTCAGAACGCAATCATGACGATGCCATACAAGGAACCTTCGCAGGTTTCTTTGGCACTGCTGAAGGAAACTTATGAAAGTGCGCGGAATCTTGCAAACACGGCGGAGATTGCCGTGGGCGAAGGCAGACAGGATGCCCCAGTTGGAACGACTGTGGCTCTTATGGAAGCGGCAACCCGACTCCAGTCGGCGACCCTCAAGAGGGCGCATAAGGCATTCAATCGAGAGCTGAAGATGATTGCGAATTTGTTTGGCAAGTATCTACCAGACGAACCGTATCCATTCCCAGTTCGCGGCGGGATGTCGGCGATCATGCGGGAAGACTTCTCGAACAACATCGATGTCATCCCAGTAAGCGACCCGAACATTTCATCATCGGCACAGCGCATGATGCGGGCAGAAGCTCTGCTGCGCTTTGCGACACAGCAGCCTGACCAGCACAATCTGCGTGAAGCCTATCGCCAGATGTATGTTGAGATGGGTATACCAGAAGAGAAGATAGAATTGTTGCTGCTGCCTGAGCAGGCTAAGCCAAGGCCGCTGGATCCGTTGTCTGAGAACCAGAACGCGCTGACGGGTAAGCCATTGGTTGCTGGCGCGTATCAGGATCACGATGCACACATCGCGGCGCACGCACCGATTGCAGAAGAGAACCCAGCGCTGCAAGCCCACATCAACGAGCATTTGGCTCTGAAGATGCGCGTGCAAGTTGAGCAGATCATTGGCCAGCCATTACCGCCTCCGGGCGAACCGCTGCCGCCAGAGATTGAGAACCAGCTTGCGGCTATGGTTGCACAGGCCATGCAGCAGCTTGCGCCATCGTATAAAGCTCAGCCTCCGGGCCCTGATCCGATGCTTCAGGTGGAGCAGATGAAGGTTCAGCAGCGCGATGCCGATAGTAAACTTGACGCCCAAGTCGATATGGCAAAGGCGCAATTAGAAGCCCAGACTGACGCGGAAGACCGGGCTTCACGAGAACGGATTGCAGCAATGAAGATGCAGTCCGAAGCCCTGCGTAATAATGGAGGTTACCAATGAAAATGACTGACATGCGGGCTAAGGCTCGTGCAATTTTCGGCCCAGCAATCGCTGAGCCTATGCCCAAGCAACCGAATGGTGCAAAGGCGCTTCAGGAGCGTGCAAACGCCCGTCCGATCCCGACCTATAAGGTTGGTGGCTCTGTGAAGAAATCACCACCTCAGCCGACTGCAGCTGAGCGTGAAGCTGAACGCAAGCGCCGTGAGAGCTTGGCTAAAGCGAAGGTCACGCAGAGCGAAGCTGATACTCTTGGCCGTGCTATGCGCTCTGAGGGCCCCGGTTATAAGATGGGCGGCAAGGTTCAGACTGCTTCCGACACTGCCCGCAAGCTGGCTACCGAAATGGGCGGCATGAAAAAAGGCGGCGCCATGAAGCCCGTTGATGAAGCTAAGAATCCCGGCTTGAAGAAGCTGCCTACAGAAGTCCGTAATAAAATGGGCTACATGAAAAAGGGCGGCGACCCAAAGAAAAGCGGCCTCGCTGTCATGATCGCCATTGGTTCGCCTATGAAGGGAATGAAGGGTATGAAGAAGCCCGTTAAGAAAATGCACGGCGGCAGAATGCACGATGATGGTGACAAGCCCGTTAAGAAAATGGGTGGCGGCATGATGTACGCTGATGGCGGTAAGCCTGATAAGTTTGCTCAAGGCGGCGCCGGTAAGGTTCGCAAGGGCATGATGACGCCTGAAGGCAATATCATCCATGCCATGAACAAAGTTCGTGGCAAGTAAGAAAGGTAATTGTCATGAGTAAATACGCTAGAAATGAAGGCGAAACCCCTGCGCAATTTAATGCGCGTATAAATGCGTCTGAAAAGGCTGAAGCAGAGAGAAGGGCATCGATGAAGCCTAGAGTAAGGAATGAGGTTGCGGAGCAACAGCTTGGGCAGGCACAACCGGCACTGCTTGGCAGGGGCAACTTCGGCCCAGAAAGTCCAGCAAGGAAACGCCTAGAAGCGAGAAGGGCTGAGATGGCCAGCAGGAAGGTTGCGCGAGATGCTAGACGCGGTATTTCACCGCGAGGTAGTGGGCCTAACGACGGGCCAGTGCCTACCCCGGGGTCGATTAAGGGGATGCCACGCGCGGTTGACCCGCCTATGGATCAGCGGCGTGAGCAAATGATGCGAGGGATACAGGGCGCGGGTCAGGGAGAAAGCCCTATGGGGGGTAATCCTCTTGGTGGGGGGTCTCGAACGGCTGGCTCACCAGCATTTCAACAGACGGCTATGCAGCTCCTACGGCCCGGTCAGCCTATTGCCAAAGGCGGCGTTGTGAAGAAAGCTGCTGGCGGCGCTGCCAAAGTTCGTAAGGGTATGATGACTTCTGAAGGTGTAATCACCAATGCGATGAACAAAGTACGCGGTAAGTAATAAAGAGAGCGCGACCGTGCCTTAACAGTGCGGTCGTGCACAACTAAATATTCGCAGAAGGTAGGCAAAGACTCGCCGCTGCAAAAAATACCGGAGAATAAAATGAGCGCAGAGGAACTAAGCCGTAGAGCGGTTGAGCGTATCAGTGAGCTGCGAGATCGCGCCACAGAATACTCGTTAAATGCACGTTTTAAGCCGTCGAGCCAAGGGGAGCGCTATGTTCCTGCGTCTTCGGCAGAAGAGATTGCCCTTCAGGTTCTGGAGGGGAATGCGTTGGTGCGTGGCTATACGGCTGCAATTCAGGTCATCGCCGACGAGTATAAGCGTATG